CCAATCACATCATATGTAATAGTTACATCAAAACTGTTGTTTTCAAAGTTAGGAAATGCTTTTACATCATCTACTTCCACTCTAGGTTCGTAATTATCAATGGATTGACGAATTTCATCAACAATAATGGTAGCAGTAATATCATCTATGTTCTCAAAAAGAGATTCAGTGATCCTTGAACCAAAAGATTGGTTAAAAAACTTCTCTCCAGGTAATGTAAAAACAATATTTCTTATAGAACGGGCAATCGCATTCTCATTTTTAATCGCAATAAGGTCATCATTCAGTGGATTAGACTGAAATGTCATACTTATGTCCTTAAAAGATTGACTGACCCGTTCTATTGGCACACTAATACGGCGATTATAGTTTATTTATTAAGGATTACAAACGAATGTTTCAAATAATCATAGTTTGATCGTCATATTCAAGATCATCGTCTTCAAAATTACCAAAAATCTCACTTTGCACTAAATCATCACGTTTTTTTGGAGTAAGATGGTCATGAGAAACCTCTCTTAGCATCTTTTTCTTGGAGTTTTCCATAATTTTAGTATGTTTTTACTATTTAACAATAAAAAAAGGGGAATTGCTTCCCCCTTTAATCTATCTTCCTTGTCCTCGGTACTTCTTTTTTGCTTTATTGCGAGAAGTTGCGGATAGGAGTGTGTTAACCGAGCGTCCTTGACGAGTTTTTTTGGGCATCGAGACGAGTTTGACGGTTCCCCATGCACCTTGAGTTGCTTTTGCCATAAATTACTCCTCCACTACCGTGACATTAGTTAAACTTAAAGAGGAGATTGCAGAATTTGCTTCACTTTCAGATGAATAACCGTGTCTAGTTATTTCTGCAGGGATTGCATCTCCTCCCTCATTGACAGTTGCTTTACCATCGATGGTATACCAAGAACCAGAAGAATTGTTTTTAATAAAAAATGCCATTTAAATCACCCTTGTCTTTTCATGTCCTACACGTATGCGAGGATCGCACCATGTCTCCACACCTGCTTCTTTAGCATCTAGGCAGAAAGACACGTCCT